TGACGGTGCAATCGAGGTTATCGCTCAAGACATAGAGCAACTGCAGATTGGCGTAATACAATACCCCGATGCCGTCGTTGATCGTCAATGGTGAGCCATAGGTCACCGTGGCATCAAGCGGTGGATTCTGAATGCCGGTGAGCGTGTATTGGTTGTTCACCGGAGCCATACCTGGCTGTGTGATGTTCTTGGTAATCGTGGTAACGACTGACATCGAAAGACCTCCTTAGTCGGGTCCATAAGTGAGTTCAAGCAGGGTCCAATAGTATTCGCCAGCGCCACCCTCTTCCTCAAATCGTTCGCGGCACGGACCTAGGGCCACGGCGATTTCCGCAATATCAAGGTTGCCCAGTTGCCCAGCGTTGTTCACCAGGTCTTCGATAATCTGCCCCACCAGGTTGTGAATCCAGCGATCCGCAGTCTCCGGCTTGATATCCGCCCCGGAGGGCATGTTGGTTTCCAACTCGACGACGAGCTTGCCGCGTTCCTGAAATCCATAGCGGCTTTCGCGGGTGATCCGGTAGCCTCCAGTGGGGGAGGTGTAGCAGAGACAAAAGGGCCGTAGCGAGTTTTCCCATTGCCCGGGCGTGTACTCCTTGCTTCCGTCACCGCCGGCTAATCCCTGCGCGGGCGGGGTGCTGGTTAGGTACGTTCTCAATATCGCATCCGCCGCGGTCTTCACGTTCATGAAGGCCAGAAACGTCGCCGAGCGAGAGAGCATCGCTCGCAGCGTTTCCATGGCTTTCGAAAGTGGTCCGGCGGGTTGCATTACGGTTTCTTCACTTGGTCGTCAGGCTTTCCCATGCTCTTGGCCATCCACGAGACATCCTTCTCGATGGCAATGAGCTTCAACGCATTCGTATTCAGCACCGCGTCGTGGAAATCAAGTTTTTCTAGAACGCGGACCTGAATCCTCTCGACATGATCCAATTGGTCGACGTGGGTCGCCCGATCGTTGACTGCCCAAAACACGAAGGTGAAAAACGGAATCAAAACGCCCACGATGGCGCCGATTGTGCCGATCTTCATCCACAGCCGATTGTTCGCCTTGGTGATCTTGGCTTCCAAGCGGTCATCGACTATTTGCTGCGGCGTTCTGTCGTCGTCTGACATGATTTTTTCCTAGCGTTCTTCCATCGATGCTGCTACGTCCTCAAACGTCTTGGGAAATAATGACCAGATGAATTGGCTTCTGCATTCCTCGTTTTCGGTCAGCCAGACATGATTGAACTCGTGTCTCTGCTGGAAATGCGTCCAGATCACAATTGTGTAGCCGGTGTCCCTTCCATGGTCCCATGTCTGCCTAATGTTGATTTCCGTAATCGGGCCGAAGGCGGACGGATCCAGATTGCATATCTCGGGATTGGCGTACTCGCTTTGTACAACCGCTAGCAACGGACAGAGGATCAGAAGCAGGAAAGCGGTATGTTTCACAGCTTAGGTTTTTCTCCTGTATCCATCGCGGCTCTTTTCGCGTGTGACCATACGATAAACCTCGATGCGAATCCAATTCGGACTCACGCTGACAATGTTCTCCACGCTGTAGACGTTTCCGCTGAGCGTGAATTGATCGTGCAGATGCACGGTCGTAATGAACGGCCCACCACCGGCAGCCTCCGATGTCCGCGGAAGATGGAGGGTTCTTACATAACGGCTCTTAATGCCGTCCTGCTCGATGGAGTTGCGAACCTCTTCGTGGCCGATGATTGCCGTGATCGTTACCGATCGGGCGCCGGAGGCGGAAACCATGACGGTATCGCCCAGCTCATCGCTGAGATGGGCGGCCGCCCCGGCGAATTGATCGATTAACTTTGACACGGCGACGACCTTCCATGCTGAGGCTCATGCCGGGCTGCCGCTGGTGACTCCGGTGATGATGTAACCGGCCGCCGCATGGAAAATCTTGATCTCTCGATCGTTGCGTGCCCGGATCGTTCCGCCACGTCGCCCCTCCTCCCGGTACTCTTCGACGATCACGCCGGGCACCTCGTCCTCGCCGGCGGGAATCTCGGCGTTTTCGTCGGTCCACATGAAGGTTCGCCCGATTGTCGGCTCCGGGGCCTCCACGTCGTCCGTTTCACCGATATGGCAGACCATGGCCATCGTTGGATCCCAAATACGCGAGTACGAGCCCGTCTGGCCTTCATCCGCCGTGTTCTTCATGCCGCGACCCACGAGGATCTGATCGAGTAGCAGAACTTCGCAGAGAGCCGGGATACGCCGCACGTACTCCTTCGGATCGTCGTGACCCGAGTACTTGAGCAAATCCTGAATCTCATGAGTACGGCAGAGTTTCACCAATGCCCAGCTGGATAGGATGAGCGTGTTCGGCTCGCTGCCGCAGGCCAAGAGTACCAATTCGCGGGCCGCGTCGACATCTTCCAGCGGAGTAGCCGTTGACGGGGTATCCCAGGGGAGCGCTCCACTACCGCTGATCGTCCCCGCCGCCGCGTTGCTGAAGGTGCCTGTGTTGAAGACCGCCGTCGCCACGTCGTTTTCAAATGACTGGAGAACGCGGTTAATGGCCCGCATCGTGGCAAAGTTCTCCAGCTTGATGACGTTGGCGTAGATTGACAACTGGCGATCATCCACCGGTTCCTCCGCCCCATAGTCCTGAGTGACATACGAATCCTGATCGAACAGGAAGTTCCCGCGCTTGTATCCGGCATACGGGGCACGCATCAGGTTTTCGATCGGGGTCAAGAGGCTTTCAATCTTGACTTTCAGGAATCCCGCGGCCTGCATCGCCACCGGCGCCGGAGGCAGAACCCGCAGGCCGATGAATTTCTTTTGGTTGGCCAAAAGGTTGATCTCAGCGTAACTGAACGAGAGATCAAACCTCGTGATGGCTGTACGAGGAGCTGACATTGCAAATTCTCCGAAAACGGATGTCGGAAAAGCAAAGTTAGCTGTTAGTCCCAGGAAAAGCGTTCAATCGGTTTCGGGGCCGTGGCCGGTGAGTGCTTTTCCATTGCTCACCGGCCACGTTTCCGCCCCTGGGCTCTTCGCGCGCCTCCGTGCGCTACCCTTACCCTTGCGAATTCAACAAGACTGTCACTGCCGAGATTTGGATCACTGCGCCGGTTGTGCCGCCTGTGTCGTTGCATGCCGCGGTGAGCAAAACGTCCAGCGTGTCACCCGGGACAACGGCCGTTGGCGTAACCACGAAATCGTAGTTAGCGAAACCGGTGGTGAGAGCCTGCGCGGCGGTCGTGACCAGGTTGGCACTGACACCTCCCGCGCCGTCGGCACGATACGCCGTCGGCACGATGGTTGCCGAAACCGTAGCCGCAACGGTGACCTTGGCCCGCACGCGAATTGTGATGGCTGCCGCGGCGGTGTACTGCTTCGGTACTTCGAAGAGGAAACGAGCCGCATCACTCTTGCTATTGCCGCTGGCGGCCTCGCCCAGCGCAAGCGGAGTGTTCGTGCCGCAAGCACCGGGTGTAAGGCCCATATCACCGGCTGGTGTGCCGGCGGCTGCCCCGAGGGCGACGAGTGTTGCATGGGTTTTGAGTCCACCCAAGTTCACTGGATATGGCGATCCGACCTCGGTAGTCAACTGTGTACGTGCCACCGTGCCGCTGGTGGTCGTCCGTGCGGGCAAGTATTCGAAGTATGAACCGGACCCACTGGCGGCCGCCATTGCGATGCCACGTAGGAGCGTTCCGGAAGGCGCCAATTGGCCGTTGGCCGCGGCATAGACCTGCGCGTATTGTGTGATCTGCGCCGATGCCACGCCTTGGCGGCTAGCCGGATCGTCGATAGGAATCACGGAGGTTACAACGTCGGTAGAAATGACGTTCTGCTCCAGCACGCCAACTTCATCGTCCGTGGACGAGGCGAGGGCCAGATAGCCGCCGCTGAGCTTCACCCGCAAAAACGGGTTAAAGGTGGTGTTGACGGGAAGCGTGATGTTCCCGATCTGCTTTCTCATTTCACAAACTCCTAAAAAGGTGTCAAGTGTCAGGTTTCAGCCGTCAGGCTCGCTTCGGCCGGGGAAGGGCATCATACTTTTCGGCGACGAGCCGTTGACCCTGCATGCTCGGGTTGCAAGCCATCATCCAGGCTTGATGCAACTTCGGATCACGATTGGCCATGATGATCACGGCATCCCGGCGGGAGGCGGGGCGTCCCATCTTGGCGCGGTCAGACATGTAGGAGGAGACCTTCTTTTCGAAGGCATCCTTGATGTCCCGCGGCGACATATCGTCGAGATCCTTCGGATCTTCCTCGTCCTCGTCACAGGGGGCCTTGTCTTCATCCTCCTCCTCATCCTTTTTCTTTCCCTTTTTCTTGTCGACGGGCTTGGTTGGGGTGACGCCGGGCTTCTTGCCCGCAGCGACCTTGGTCTCGAGGTCGGCGATCTTGGCCTGTTGAGCGGTCATCCAGGCGGTCGAGGCTTGCTCGATCGTCGCGTCGGCTTCAAGCTGCGCGACGAGAAACTTTTCATCTGCGCCCGGGCAAGCGGCGCGAAGCTGCTTGAGCGTGGCGGCAACCGGCTTTTGGTTAAGGTCGGTTTCGGTGGGCATGTCTTTTCCTTTCGGAGAAGGGGGTGATGCTGAAATCGGCGCGGGCAAAACAAACCCTGCCGGTGTTTTCGAAAAGTGTGCGGGTTTGAGGCTGGCCGCGATCGTGATTGCCGGCATAACGGACGTGCAGAAACCGCGATCCTTGCAGGTCGGGCCGTCCATCCACGTTTCGTCATCCATCCATGCCGAGATTTCCTTCTCTGGACGCCCCGTGCGCTTGGCGTAGATGTTGACAATCGCTTCTTTGACGCTATCCAGCACATCCGCCGTCTTGCGAATTTCGTCGGCGTCGCCCCAGGCGATATCGGCCGGGTTGTGGATCATTATGAAGGCGTTTTCCGGCATCTCGATCTCGTCGCCGGCCATCGCCACGACGCTGGCCATCGAGGCCGCCAGACCTTCCACGCGGGTAATGATCTTGGCCTTGTGGGCGTTGAGCATCGCCAGCACGGCCATACCTTCCCAGACGCTTCCGCCCGGACTGTTGATCCGCAGCGTGATCTCCTTTACGTCGCCCAAGGCTGTCAACTGGCGGTTGAATTCCTTGGCCCCCACGCCAAAAAAGGCATCGATCTCGTCGTAAAGGCAAATCTCGGCTTTACCGGCACCCTTGTTGGTAATCGTGGATTTGGTCATTAGGTCTTGCTCCCTGCTGTGCTGCCGGCAGCCGCCGAATCTTCACTCGTCTCTGGACCTTCCTGCCCCATCAGACGGAACGTCATACCCTCTGGGAATGGACGGCTCATCAGCTCGCGATAGTGGACCGGCTGCCCATCGTCAGCAAATTCCTCGTTGATCTGGGCGGTGAGCCGCTTCGCGCGGCGGATCATGCGATAGTTCTCGGCGAGGATCTCGGTGTCCACCTCGTCGATGTCAACGCCGTTGCGGGCCATCACGCGGCGTCGGCTATTCATGCCGCCTGCCACTTCCGCCAGGTCGGCTTGGATGTCCTGAAGCGGTTGAATGTACGGCCACGTCGGCGCATGCCAATCGTGCGCGAATATTTTTTCTCCCCATTCCGGGAATCGGTCCCGCAAGATGCGGTCTTCCGCCATTGCGCAGCGGACCCGCCACCGCCAGACCGGCTTGTGAAAGTGGTTGACCAGCCACAACTGAAAATCGCGAAAGCGGATCTTGGCCTGATCCATCGCACCCCGCCAACCGCTGAAATTGGTCTTCGTCGGGTCGAGCAAAAACACGCAAAGCGGCAGATCAAGATTGATCGAGATGTACGTCATCACCAACGATGCGTGCATGAAAAACTCGGTGTTCGGAATCGCTGGCGTAAAACCGCTGATCTTCTCGCCGGGAAGATCGCTGTAGATGTCCTGCCCGGGTTGGGTCGGGTTGACGCCCTGGTTGATTCCTACCGGAGGCCATGCAATGGCGGCCTGCGCCGCGGCGGCCTGTGCGCCTGTACCCAGTGGCGGGGCAATATCTGCCGGATATTCATGGAGGAACGTGTAGCAGCTTGCCGCTTGGGCCTTGACGAGCTGTGCGAAGGCCAGATCATCCATCATGCCGCAAGTATCGGCCGGGGCCGCCAGCGCGGTAACGCCGCGAGTCATGCTCAGACGATCGGGCCGGTAGAGATGCAGAACGTTTGGCCACTCCATGCCCTTGAAGGCCGGGTCGCGGTCCTTCGAATAGGCTGTGTACTTCGTGATATCCGAGACGAGACGAACGGACTGGTGAATTTCCCAGTCGCGGTTGGTGATCCAATACTCGCTAGGTCGCCCGTCGTCATTGGCCACGATGCCGTGCACGCAATGCTGCTTGCGATTTCGCATCGCGGAGACTGGAGTACGACAACGGTGGTTTTCCAGTGCCCAAAGCTGGCCTTCGCGGGTGGGGAGGCAAAACACGTCGCCGTCAACGACGGTATGCTGTACCATCAGCTTTTCCAAGTCCCAAAAGGTCTTGGTGCCATCGCGCGAGCAGGACCGCTTGTCGCTCGCCCAGGCCGACCAACGATCCTGGAGATCGCGATCGAGCTTTTTGTCGCCGGTCTTGGCAGCCGGGATGAAACCGCCTTGCACGATATTGGCCGTCATGCGGCGGACGCCCTGCCCGAGGATGACGTTGTTTCGCATCAGTTCCCTGGCCAATTCCACCATTTGAAAATAGGCGGTCTGAATGCGGATGTGCCAGTCGGCCCCGGTGCCTTGCGGAATGATGCCAATCCGCGTTCGCCGATATATCGAAGGCCGCGCGGCGTCGTAGTCAGCTCGCAGGCTGAAAAACGACTTTGCCAAGTTGCGACGGGATTCGATCTTCATGGCTAGCCGTAATAGGGCCCGGGGTAGGTTGGCAAGAACGGTTCGCCGCGGGTGAAGACGCGGGTTTGGGGCCCGGCGGCATGATTGGTGACGGCAAAGAGCCAGCGTTGGCAGGCGGCTAATTGCCGCTCGATGACGCCCGGATCGATCTCGACCTCTTCCGCGCGGTTGCCTGTACCGGCCTTTTTAGCGAGCCTGACGAGCAACTGGCGACAGGCGGCGATGAAGGTATAGGCTTCCTGCGTACTGCCGTTTACATCGTAGGTGCAGTTGTCGTAATAGGCGGCCTTGACGTCGGAAAGGTCAGAAGTGGAGTCGATCAGAATGGCGGCCATGCAATGCGTTCTAAGAGAAAACGCATCTTACGCAAATGGCCATCAACCCTTATTTTGCCAATCCGAAGGCGGATTATCCGGATTTATCGGTAGATCGATAGAAAAGGCAGGGAGTTTTCAGGCTCCCTGCCCGCTTGTCTTGTCTTGTCTGGTCACGTCTGGTCGGGTCGAGTCAGGTCGAATCAAGTCTAGTCGCGTCTCGTCCAGTCAAGTCCTAAAGCAAATCTTCTGGGGATTGAAGTTCGATGTCGAGAAATTTCTGTTTCAAGTCTGCGTTTTCCTTCAATAGGCACGATACGGCGGTCTGCATCGCACCTTCCCATGTAAAAACGCCGTTTTTCCAAGCCGTGATGCAATCGGCTAGGATATCGTTGTCGTGACCCAGCTTGAAAATGTCACCAGGTGAAACCGCTTGGGTGATCATCGCTAACCTCGACCTTCTTTACGGATCACATCTTCATAGGTTTCTTT